TTAACGGGGGCATCTTTAACCTACCTTTAAAAGGAGATTACTCTATGAGTTATCAACTAAGTCAAAGAAGTTTAAATAAGCTAGACGGAGTTCATCCTGAGCTTGTTAAAGTAGTAAAAAAGGCCATTACACTAACTAAAGTTGATTTTGGTGTAACACAAGGTCTTCGTACCCTTGAACAACAAAAGGCTCTGCTAAAAAGCGGAGCAACTCAAACAATGAACTCTAAGCACTTAACAGGCCACGCTGTCGATCTTGTTGCCTATATTGGTAGTGATGTTTCTTGGCAGCTTAACGTCTATGACGATCTTGCTGATGCTATGAAAGAAGCCGCTATAGAGCTTAAGGTGCCTCTTCGTTGGGGGGCTGCTTGGACTGTCCCTGACATTCGTCTCTGGAAGGGTACTATGGAAGAGGCTATGATGTCTTACGTAGACACTCGCAGGGCCCAAGGTAAACGACCCTTTATTGATGGTCCTCACTTTGAGCTAATATGATGTTTACACCAGAGTGGCTTAACAGGTGGCGCATCTGGCCAAGACTTATAATAACTCTTTATGGTATGGTTTTCTACCGTACTACAGAGTGGTTCATGGCCTTGGCAGACCCCACTAACGCACAAGCAGGGTTTGTTTCTGTAATTGTCGGCGCTGGCGCTGGCTTCTTTGGGATTTATGTAAATGGAAAAGTTACGGAAACTAACAATAACAATCATCTTGACGATGGTTCTCGCTAGCTGCAGTGGGCTAAGTCCGCTTAGTCTACTCTCTGGTAAGGGGACTAACGTTGCAGCTAACACGCAGGTTGGTAAAGAAAACACTCAAAATGTTGGTGTAAATAATACCTTTAGACCTCAAGCAAGAGCAACTGGACCTGTAGAGAAAATTGATCAGTCAAACAACACAGGTAGGGTTAATACCGAAAGTGTAGATACTATAATTGTCAATGAGATTCCTACGTGGATGATCCTTGCTTTTGGTTTACTGTGTGGTTTCCTGATCCCTTCACCTAGAGAGATCTTTCGTAGTCTTTACCATGCAGTTAAGCAAATTACGGGCAGGAAATAATACCTGACGTTTAAGAATAAGAGACAGACAAACTCTCAAGTTTTCTGACAGTCTCTTTGGGGAGGGGTTTAAGTATCCCTCCCTCACTAATACCTGACGTTTAAGAATAACCCGCCAGGGTTCCCACCCTATACTATACTTTAAGTATATACTTTAAGGTATACTTTAACTATACTATTCTAAGGAGTCGTTGTAATGGCTAAAGATTCAAGACTAACTAAGGTTGGTGTATCTGGTTTTAATAAGCCTAAACGTACTCCAAACCACCCCACTAAGTCTCATGTTGTTGTTGCTAAGTCTGGTGATACTATTAAAACAATTCGGTTTGGTTCTCAAGGTGCTAAAGGCTCTCCTAAAAAAGAAGGCGAGTCTGAGGCTGATCGTAAAAGACGTTTAGCTTGGAAAGCCCGCCATCAAAAAAATATTGACAAGGGCCCAATGTCTGCTGCTTTCTGGGCGAATAAAGTCAAATGGTAAAGGAACTATAAATGTCACAAATAACTAAACCGACAAAGGCTATTAAGAAGTCAGTTGCGGATCCAAGCGATAGCTATCACTCTCTAAAGCCCTTGTGGAAAAAGTCCAGAGCGGTACTTCAGGGCCAGTCTAACGTAAAAGCCCACGATGAGTATATCGAGAGAAACTACACTAACTTGTTGATTCCTTTTTCTCCAAGCATGAGCCAGTCTCAGTATGACTTCTACAAGTCAGAAGCAGAGCTTCCTGGTCTAACTGCTCAATACTGTAAAGTCCTTATTAGTGCTTTGCTTCGTAAAGAGTCTCAGCTGGAACTCCCAGAAGAACTCCCAGAGGATGCTTACTACTGGCTAAAAGATAACTTTACCTTAGATGGTAGATCCCTCTTTAACTTTTTGGACAATGCTCTTTGGGAAGAACTTCAGACCTCTCGAGCTTGGGCTTACGTAGACTACCCTGATATTGGCGAAGAAGAATATGACAACATGTCTCCTGAAGAAAGGGATACAATTCGTCCTTACCCTGTTTTGCTTGAGGCAGAGACTGTTATTAACGTTCAAACAGTTGTCCACCCTGTTACACGACAAAAAACTCTTGGCAGACTCGTTACACGTTATTTAACCACTCGTTATGATGATAACAACCCTTGGCACGCTAACTATGTTGACACTGTTTGTGATCACTACCTTGACGAAAGTGGTAAGTTAGCTATTGACTACTATGAGCATGCTGATACAAATAATGAGCTTAAGGTTCTAAACGGGGATGTTAAGCAAGACTATGTTGACTATGCAGCTTCTGCGGAGTTTAAAAAGGTTAAGACAGTTTACCCGACTATCTTTGGTACAAGAATTGACAGAATTCCAGCCTGGCCACTTAACGGTCAAATTGAACCTGTTGAACCTGTACTTATGCCACTTATTGACAGGGAGGTGTCTCTCTACAACAAGGTATCTCGTCGTAACCACCTACTATACGGTGCAGCAACTTACACACCTATCGTACAGTCTGACATGACTGACGAAGAGTTTGAAGAGCTAGTTAACTCTGGGCTTGGATCTTGGTTGCGTGTTCGTAAAGACGAAAGTATTAGTGTGCTTGAGACGCCTACAGGTGCTTTGGCAGACATGGATCGTGCAATTTCCTCCACTATCGAAGAAATGGCTAAGATGGGCATTCGGATGTTGTCACCTGAACAGGCGGCTTCTGGTGTTGCTCTTGAGATTAGAAATGCTTCTCAAACAGCACAGCTAGGTACTCTTAACGCTAAAATCTCTGGTACGCTAAAAGAGGTTATTGCCTTTATGCTAAACTGGAAGTATAACACGGACTACTCTGGCTCTGATATTGGATTCCAAATGTCTAGCGACTTTGCACCGATGGTCGGTGGAGAGGGTGCCATGCGCCTTGTCTCTGAGTGGTATCAGTCTGGTATTATTAGTAGAAGTACTTTCCTCAACATTGCAAAGTATAACGACTTCCTACCAGCTGACTACGATGATGACTCTGCAAGAGAAGAAATTCAAACAGACCCTCTTGTAGACAATGTATCAGATAACTCAGTAATTATTGAGTAACTAATAAAGACCTAAGCAAGTCTTAAAACTGCTTATCAACTTACTCTACAATGGTGGACTGGATGAATATTAACGATAAACTTTTTGATCGAATTGTTGCACATATGGCAGATGTGAGGCTTTATGAAGAGGGTGTTCAAATACAAAACAGACGAATTCTAAAAAGACATAGAAACAACTTGCAAACTTTGCTTCGCAATAATGTAAAAAATGATGTCTCAAAAGAAGTAAGTCGTTTTGGAACAGAACTTCTTTCTCATAAGACCAACACACTAAAGGAGTTTTCTACTTCACAGTTAGACTTTCATAGTGATAACCTATACAAGGAAGTAAAAGACTTTTATAAGGTTCAAAGACCACGGACTAAAGAATTGCTAGCTGAAGTTACTGGGCCAAACATTAAAGGGCCAAGTAATATTAAGAACAATATTCAAAACATTTCTTCTGGTGAGCTTGTTAGAATTCAATCTAAAGTAAAAGCTGGGCTTGCAAAAGGCGCTAGCCAAAACGATATTATCGCTGATGTTCTTAAAACAACTAAGATAACAGAGTATCAAGCCAAGACTTTAACGAGAACTTCTATTACTTCTACTCAAACTGCAGCTCTTAAAAAGGTTGCTGAGAGTAATAAAGACATTCTTAAAGGATTTATGTTTACAGCTATTCTTGACTCTAGGACAAGTCCGATTTGTTCTTATCATAACGGTAAAATTTATGATATAGACGACGATCAGTTCAAGCCTCCACTTCACTGGAACTGCCGATCTTCTTTGATCCCTGTGTTGAAATCTAAAGAAGAACTGTCTTTAGAAAACACAAGCCGGATAAATAAAACAGAATTAGCTAAAAAGAAGGTAGAAACCCTTACGGGTCTCCCTCCAAAAATACAATCATTTGGCGCTTGGTTAAAAGTACAACCAATGGAGATTCAATCAAACCTGCTAGGGTCTATGGATGC